TAAAGCTTTAATGAATATAATAGATTTACCCTATGGCTTTGAGCCTAGGGACTATCAGCTTGATATGATGAAGGCTATTTTTGTCGAAGGCAAAAAGCATATCATTTTTATATTGCATCGTAGAGCTGGTAAAACCATTAATGCTCTTAATATTATGACAGCTCTTGCTCATAGAGAGGTTGGGCTTTACTTTCATACGTTCCCAGAGCAGCGCCAGGCAAGGAAAATTATCTGGGATGGCTTTGATTCTACTGGTAGAAAGTATTTAGACTACATTCCAAAAGAGTTAATTAAGAGAATAAACAACCAGGAAATGCTTATAGAGTTCAAAAATGGATCTATATTTCAGCTCGCAGGCACAGATAGATACGATTCACTTGTGGGAAGTAACCCTAAATGGATCATATACGATGAGTACTCACTTCAAAACCCAATGGCTAGGGTTATGCTTAGGCCGGTTCTTTCTGAGAATGATGGTGGAGAGATATTTGTATATACTCCTCGTGGAAGAAATCATGGGTATAAACTGTATGAGTCAAATAAAAATAATCCTGATTGGTACGCTGTAAAACTTGGTGCTGATAGAACGAGAAAGTTAGACGGATCTCTTGTCATGCCTAAAGAAAAGATTGATGAGTTAAGAAATGAGGGTCTACCTGAGGAAATTATACAGCAGGAGTACTTCTGTTCTTTTGATGTAGAGATGCCAGGAAGTGTTTTCGGTTCATGGATCGGTCATGCTGAGAGTGAAAAAAGAATTAGGGAAATTAAAATTGAAAAAGATTTGCCAGTTTTTACGTGGTGGGATATTGGCTGGAATGATGATACTGTCATTGTTTTTATGCAGCCTTTTGGCGGTGAGCTTCGCTTTATTCATTGCTACAATAATCGTAAGCAAGATATTCCTCACTACGCTGAATACCTTAGGGAATTTGCCAGGAAGCATCAGATAAAATATAAATATCACTTTCCACCGCACGACATTAACGTTCATGAGTGGGGGTCTGGAAGAACTAGATTTCATATAGCACACGATAACGGAATACAATTTCAGCCACCCGTTAAACGGTTAGACCATACTGACGGAAGGGAAGCCCTAAGATCGGTTCTAAAGATTTGTCATTTTGATGCTATAGGATGCGAGACTTTAATAAACGCACTAAGAGATTATCATTATGATTATGACAGCAAGAATGCTTTGTATAAAAAACAACCAGTTCATGACTGGTCTTCACATTTTGCAGATGCTATGATGTATTTTGCTGTTACTTGGAACACAATGTTTAGGTCTAGTGGGCAGCAGAACTCATACGTTTATAGTTATTGATTTATATAGCTGCGGGTTGATGTAACGGTAACATCCGGGCTTCATGCGCCTGGTCTGCGCGTTCGAATCGCGCACCCGCTTCCAGTCTGATAGGTTCAATTGAACCTATTTTGTACCTATTTTGTACCTATCAACTTACCTCAATTTATTACCAAGATATTCTGTTATAGCTTCCATTGCCTCTATTGATCCATACTTAACAAGCCCGCAATATCCTGCTGCGCACATGTTGCCAATAAAATCTAACTGAGACTTAGTTACAGGAGCAGGGCGATACCCTTTTATACCTTTTGGACCCTTTAGCTCAATATAAAGCCCGTGGTAACCTTTTGATGGGTAGGATAGGAATATGTCTGAAACTCCTGGCATCACTCCCTTACGCTTTAAAATCTTCCCTGCGTGGAAAGATGATTTTCTTTCGTTTGCGACGTGATACATGTGATTTCTTAGTATTGAAAAATGTTTGGCCCAGTCGAAAATCGCTATTAGCTCCTGATCCTCTCTCGATTGTTTCTTCATTGTCTTGGTCAAAGCTCTTTGGTTTAAAATCGGGAACGTATCGTACCCCTTTTAGTATTTTTCTTCCATAATTATCATACTCAAATGCATGTTGAGCTTGTTTTGAGTAGTCCACTGTCTCGTATGTTATATTTTTAAGGTTCAAGGCGTCTTTTATTTTTCTATATGCTCCTTTAAGTAGATCAAACGATAATATAGCCAGCTTTATAGCTATCATAAGTGCTACTATACTAGCTAAAACGATTAAGATTTCCATAAATTAAATGCCTTTTAATTTTCCTTAACTTTATTATATTCGTATTCTTTTTCGCATTGTATCATAGCCTTATTATACGATTCTGATGTGGAGTAAAATTTTGAGCACCAATGACTCTTATCAACTTTTGGAAAGCCAGAAAAGGTTGGTGTATTTATTCTACAGGTCGATGATTTTTTTGAAAAATATATGCAATTTTCACAGGACATTATAATCTTTGATCGTATATACATCTTTTTTCTCATTGAATCTATAATTGAAAGACCATAACCACTATAGATGTGACCACACTTTATGCACTCATCATGAAAGTTATAATCATGCTTGCAGAACAACTTTTTAATAAATAATCTCATTTCTTACCCCTTATAACCGATAATAACACTTATCGGAAGCATTGTTATTTATCATGATCTACCAAATCTCCAGTTTTTATTAGATCATTTCGATATTTTTTCATTGCTTCTAACAAGTTGTTAGCGTCTTCCAAGCACCCAAATGCTTCTTCTCCAGCGTAGCTTTTAATATCTGCGTCTACATGATTTATTTTTCGTTCATCTATGCAATTTGCATACATATGACATAGTTTAAATTCTGGAATGTTTAAAGTAGAATGTTCATCAATATGGCCTACTTCACTTAAATATTCATCTGTGTCATTAGCCAACGTATAACACCAATTATTAATTTGGCTTATCTTCATCTTTTCTTGCTTTTGTTTTTTTATTACAATATCTGTCTTTGCCCTAAGATTTTCAATATACTCTCTGTTACAGCCATTCCGGTCTATCTCTTTCATCTTACTTCCATCATTCATAAGCTCATGCATTGTAGGGCAGCCCACCTCGTCTTCCTGCTCATTTCCGCACATTTGACAGGTCATCTTACCGCCAAGCTTTTCCGACTCCTCTTTGTTCGTCCAGTGTCTCTGTATAGGATGTCCACACTTCTTGTTGTCGCAGTAAAATGTTGTCTTTATCTCAGCTATGCTTCCATCTTCATTCATAAAGCCTTTTTGAAATTTCATCTCACTTCTCAACTAATTGTAATTAAAGTTGGATTTGTTACGCTGTATGATGTATTAATAATCATCTCGCGACACTCTTCGGTATCAATGCTTGATTCAAAGCACTGAAACTCAAGTTCGATAAATTTAAGGAAATCATTAACTTTATCTATTGAACTGAATGATAAAGCATTAGAAATGCTATGATTTAAACCGCTCTTAATAACTACAACATAAACTTTCATCTCACTTCTCCTTCATTAAAAAACCTGGTAAGCCATCCGTTTCTCGAATGCTGATAGGTTATGTATAACAAGCATGTCATCTCTTGAGTCCATTGAGTTTGCCCTAGCGCTGCATGCATTTATTCCTTTGCAGTGCGGTATGGCTATAACTGCCTCACGGCCTGGAAGCCCAACTCTTTCCGACTCATCTATGTATGTAAAGTCAATTCCATCTTTTGAAAGGTCCTTTTTACAAATCCCGCATTTCATTAAAAAACCCCTTACATTTTTCACTCTTTAAAATAGCATAAGCGACAAGAATCATTGCTGCAATCGCAAAGCAGCAACCTATTCCGTAGAAATCACTTATGCTGTTGTGTATTACGTGTATCATGCTACTCGAACTTTATGTCATCTTTACTTTTAAGTTTTGACGTTAAATCTTCGCTTTGGCTCTTTGTTTTTTCTTCTACTATCTCTCCTGTTTCCCCATCTATTGTTGCAGAATACTCTATATCATTTTTCTGTATTCCAAGATCAGCTTTCTCATCAATAGTTATTGCTTGCTGAAGCTCTGGGCTTGACGGTAAATATTTGCACAGCCTTCTGACAACTGTTTTTCTTGCCATTTCATCATAATGAGTATTCCATGGACTATAGCTTGATTTTGCTGCTTTAGATGTGGATTTAATTTTATCAATTGCTTCTTTGAACATTACTTCAAACTGATACCCACCATCTTTGAATTTAGCTATTGCATATGCACCTATCATTTCTCCTCTATTATCTCTTGATGGTATGTGCCTTAACTTGTCATCAAGACCATATTCAAATTCAAACAGATCATTCGAGTACATGCACTGAGCCTGAATAGACTGAATCTGATCGCTTCTACGGGCTAATTCCATCAATCCTTTGTATCCTATCTGTAGCTGGCAATCTTTCCCGTAAGGTATCAAATACGCTAGCCCGCGGCCATCTCCTGGCTCTAGTCCAAGCTGAGAGCACTGAACAATAGCTCCAAGGAATGATTTATGATCGCAATCATTTAGCTTTGGATTTTTCCTTAACTCGGTAAGAGCTATACGTAAAAACCTATCGGGAGTCATATGTCTTGGCAATGCCATGGCAACCTGTCGTTTAAATGATTCTGATTGTAAAATATTTGGTAGGCTTGCTGCTCCATCTGCCTGGCTTATTAAACTACTCATATGTCACCTCATGTTAAACAGAATCGTCTTGATTCTGATTGTAAAATATATTTATCATAAAGACTTTTATTTTCTAATTTAAATATTTTTGTATCAAATCTCTTAGTGAAGCTTGTTTTAAAGCTGCATAACTTCTCACCAGTCGTATCACTTAGGTATTCTGATGAGCCCATGAACTCTATTATATCCTTTTTTATTATATCAGATTCATCATTAAGGGATTTAATTTTCTCTGCTATTTTCCTTACCCTAACTACCTTATCAAACATTTCATTATCTGAAACGCAAAATTTCTCTTCTGTTGATCTTCCAAGAATAGAAGATGCCTCTTTATAATTAAGCGCATCAGGTGGGCATCTTTTTAGTATATTGTTCTCCCAAAAATCAATCATTAAGTCTACTACGATATTCTCAAGAGCTTTATCTCTTTTATATTCATAGTATCTAAGAGGCATGTCATTACCAAAATAAACAGCAAAATACACTTTATCTACATTATATATGAATGCATATTGAAGGACCTGAAATAAATATTGTTCTGGTATATACCCATCTTCCTGCTTAAATGATTTTGATGGTATGTTTCCATTGATCTCCCTATCTAAATCACAGTTTGGAGCACCCCATAATGACCTTGCAAACCCTGATACCGTTTTTATC